AAATGCAGGAAGTGTTGTATGAGCTGGAGCAATATAGAAATGCCGCGTAGCAGTACTGCTTAGTAATGCAGCACTGCTTAGCTGGTAGAGCTTAGCTGGAAAAGCTAAGCTCTTTTTTTTTATATATAAAAGAAAATATGCTTTGGGATGTTCTAAGCTACACTGCTAAGCACTACAGCTAAGCACTGCGTTTTCACTCCCGTGAATTATCATGGATTTAAATCCGCGTCAATCCCCTCGCACATCTTCTCCCTGACCAGCATACACCATGCAGAGAAAGAGACCGTGCAAGTGTAGTCTGTGCTTGCATATTCTGGGCTGACCAGCCCAAGCCTGACAACGCAGTGGATGCCAGCCCGGTCATACTTGTATATCAACACTGGCTCTTGTTGCAGAGAAATAGCGGCATCTGTTACCTGTTGCCACCAGTCCCGGTGATGATGCCCACCATTAGCCATAGCGTATCTTTTGCACTCTATGACCCAGCCATCCAGCCCAAGCAAATCGCCATGCTGGCTTTCCCGGTACTGTTCAAGGTCTCGCTTGACCCTTACGCCTAGATGCTGGTCTATCAGAGCCGCGACTTCACGCTCAAAGGCAGCCCCCTTGTTTCTGCCATTAGTCATCTAAAGGACTATTCCCAGACCTAATGTCATACGCAGGACGCTCCGGCTGCTTGCCAGTGATATGCTCCTTGATGACTGCATCCTCAAATCCCGGTGGGCAAATCTCATTCCACCTTGCCCACTGCCTCTTATGCTCTCGCGTCTGCGCTTCCCAGTCTTTTGCTCCGCCCATTTACTTTTCCTTTACTAAAATTATCCTACCCATTTTACCATGCCATCCCTGCATCGGATATGCTTTCCAACCCTGAGGCACGGGTTCACAAATATGTGAATACTTCACAACGCTAGTGGATTGACCCGGTGTTTTCGAGCTGGACAATGATTTGCATTTCATCTTCTTCAATCTGCACCTCCAGCTCTCCAGACCCCTCGCATAGCTCGCAAGTCATAACCCGGCCTACCAACTCTCCGCCTCTTGGCGCACCCCAGTCAGCCTCGCCAACCTCATACTCCACCTGACCATCGCCATCGCAATCAGGACAAACTATTATTGCTACTCCGTCTAGCAACTCTCTCTCTGAAAAAGTCATCTGCCCCTACCTTTCCGCCAGTAGCGATTAGAATTGTGTACATAGTCTCAGGGCTGGGAAATCGTTGACCGTTAATAATGCGAGAAACAGCAGCAGCCGATAGCTTACACTGCCTCGCAAATTCACCCTGAGACATATTCTCTTGTATCAAGTAATCAGATAAAAACATACATTATTTATATCAGGTATTGACAGATTGGTAAACCTAATTAGAATGGGAATTGTCGGGGCGGTTTTTTTCCTACACGCTTTTGCCGCCCCGGCAGAGGAGGACACCATGGAATATGAAGTGCCAGAGTATTCAAAGCAGTATGGCAGATACCATGTTTCTGCTTCTGGCGGAACACAACAGCTAGACGAACACATACTAAAGCTGTTCTTACGCAAAGAATACAAGATGAACTTCCCGATGTCTGCCCGTCCCAGAGCTGGGCAAATCGTGCAGATAGTGGCTGACCTTTGCATGGGCTTACATGATTACAGCCCGATAAAAGGCCAACAAGAACGCTGGGACTTTGCACAAGCCCTGAGGCACGGCATGGCTGAGTTTATGACATACCAGCCTTTGACTTGGGATGGTGGTGCGGATGCGGAAGCATTTGCCGAATTTAAAAACCACATAGCAGATATGTCCCGTCACGCTGTTGATGGACTGAACGAGTTTTTTGGCGATGAGGAGTTAGAAGGTGAGTATCAACGCTATTACAAAGACCCACGCATTGATGTACCAGTCACGTTATTTCTCGACTATGCGAGCGAAGATAGACAGATTGACCTCAAGTGCAGCCTTCCTCTCCGCAACCCACCAAAGAAAGACGGAAGCAGAACGTGGCGAGTGCCAAAACCAAAGACAGAACCTACTCCCCAGCAAGTCATGCAGCAAGCGGTTTACCATAAATCTACTGGCCTGACCCCAGGCTTGCTGTTCGTTACCAGCGCCGGGTACAACATCGTTACTGCTGAAAATTGTGAAGCATTACAACCAGATAGGCTAGAGGAAGCATACGAGGATGTAGTAAGACGCTGGCTTGCAGTCCAGAAATTAATGCAAGCTGCTAATGGAAATTGGAAGGAACTATTTTCCCTAGTGCCGCCAGACTTCGGAATGATAGCAACAAGACATGGCGGAGAAATACTTAAAATAGCAAAAGATGCTTGGAGGACAGCATGAATACACACTTAGTACATTTTAGCCCGATTGCAGTGCCAAAGAAGGTCGCGGAAGAACTATCTTCACCAGACCCACTTGGAGAACGCATGGATTTAGAGGTAGAGCTTTTGAAAATGTATGCGCCAACATACGTTTTTGGTGCAAAGAAGGAGAGAGAGCCTTTTCCAATTATTGAGCAAGTCACACAGATGACGTTAATGGAGTACCGAATATATAATGGCTTGCCTGTAACAGAATCTATGCGTTTGATGGATAAGCATTTAGGAGGACAGCATGACTGAGATAGAACAGGAACACGCCCAGCTTATAGACTTTAATCTTGAGCGATTAAACAAGCTGGAAAGAGACTTGGAAGACCTTAAAGAAACGTTGCTTTGTGTAATGAACATGATGACAGCCTACTTTGAAAGCCAGAATGTGAAGTTTGAGGAAGTAAAAGATGACTAATATCCTAGACGCTATGGCTCTATGCGCTGAGCTAAACAAAACGCATGGCGTGAAGCAACGAGGGGGCAAGATGTACACCCAAGTTGTTCATCGCATGGAAGCCTTTAGAAAGGTGTTCGGCCTGTCTATGGGGGTAGATACCCAGATACTTGTAGATGATGGACAGAGGGTCGTTATAAAGGCTATAATCACCAATGCAGATGGCATAGTCATTGGCTCTGGGATGGCAGAGGAAATCCGGGGGCAAGGCCATGTCAATACAACATCTGCGTTAGAGAATTGTGAGAGCAGTGCCATTGGTCGTGCGCTTGCCTCAATCGGTCTAGCTGGTGGTGAATACGCATCAGCAAATGAAATGGATGCTGTCGAAAGAAAGACGGACATCCAACACAGTCAGGCGGCTGGCGCTGGCAGTCCTCCTCCATTGCAGCAAGCGACTCCGCCTGAACCCACCCCCATTCCTGAACCTGAGAAGGCAAAGGAAAACCCCACAAGCGAAGATGAAAGAGACTGGGCTTTATATAACGACTTGAAGTCCCAGCTCGACATGAAAGACATTCCGGCTAAAGTCGAGAAGTTGTTTGTGGATAACAAGCAAAAGATAAAGAAGATTTCCGAAAGGAATAAGGAGCGAGGAGACAAGTTTGTACTTCTCTTTCAGAAACGCCTAAGTGAATTAGAAGGAGTATCATAATGGCGACAAGACTAGAAAAGGTGACATCAATCAAGGTGTTCCCAAATGATGAGGGTGCAGCCAAGTGGGGCAATAGCAAGTTTAGCCCGTACAAAGACGGCTCACCAGCAGACATCACTCTTAGAGGTGACAAGAAGTACCGGGTATCTGTCTTTGAAAATGACGATGGCTCTCTAGGTATTTCTATCACTGAGCCAGTGCAGCATCAGGCAGCCGACAATCTGCATGATAACGTACAGCAAGGCGGCTTACGCAAGGTAGCTGAAACAGCAGCCGTGAAGCGTAACGCACTCAGCCTTGACGATGACATTCCATTCTAATGGAAGTCCAGCCACAAATCTTGATGGCAGCCTACGATGATGGGCTGCTTATCACCATAGATGGCAAGCCGTACTTTCTCAATATGACAGAGAAACGTATGCTTGAGCTGGCACAAGACTTGATTAATAAAAGCCTAGATAACATTCGCAAGGATAAATATGGCTTGGTACGATAGAGGCAGAAAAAAGAAATCTAAATCGCAACAGTCGCAACACACAGTTACTTGCGTTCGATGTGGCAAGGAGCATCCAGCCCTAGACAACACATGGATTTGCAATGGTAGAGGAGACATATTGTGTTACGGCACAGAGGAGAGTTGTTTTAATGTATTGTTCGAGTTGTCAAAAAAAGCTAATAGAGAAGGACAAGCCCGTAAGAGTGCAGAGGGGGAGATGGAATCCAATACTAGACCACCTGAAGGATGGTGATAGCTTCCTTGTCCACACCCAGAAAGATTACGACAGCGTAAGAGGCTGTATGTATTTTAGAAACATCCCTCACAGAAGCGCGAAGATGCCGGACGGTACTGGCTGGCGCATCTGGAAGGTAAACAAGGATACCGCTGGACAGCTCTAGCGGTAGAGGACGGGGCGGTTTTTGTATAGTGTAACCTAACCAAAAGTCTGTAACACTAGCGGAAATGTGTTTGCCGCCTCGTCCTCACTACCACTTAACTTTGTTAGCCCAATAAGCCGCAGACATCTTTCCTTTGGCTATGTTCTTTGCGTGACGGGCTTTGAATGATTTACGCCGCGCCTTCTGCGCCGCAGTCTTAGGGCTTTTACCAGCACCCGATACGCCTTGTTGCCCAAAGCGGATAGTCTTTACTTTATCACCCACTTTAGCCACAACGACATGGGACTTCTTTGGATGGTTCGGGGTGCGCTTTGGTTTGTTATAGCCGGATACACCAGCTCTAGCCAGCCGAGGGTCTTTCTTCTTAGGCATCTTTCAAGCTCCGTATTCTAGCCACTAAACGCTTCGCCCGGTTGGGCACTTGGTCAAACCATTTCGACTCTATCATTTCCTCTGCTGCGGCATCCCATTCCCGTGCATCTATCCCTGCTTTCATGCCGACAAACTTAGACAGTCTTGGGTAGCCCAGATTGAACATCATATTTGCAATAACAAGCTGGGCTTCCTCTGGCAGCTTGTCAAAGTCCGGGTACAGCCTATGGCAATCCTCTGTAGTAACAGCTATGTCCCTGCGGAATACAAGCTGGACACGCTCCTCAGATACAGGTGTGCCGACAGGCTTCCCATACTCAGGGTCATCTTTTGTAACGAGATGCCCTATGCCGAAGGTCTCAAGGCCAAGGTGGTCTAAATATATCTCGTACCTACAGCCCTCATCTGCCGCAAGCTCCTGTCTGAGCTGGTCTATGTTCATTTCTTTTTCTTAGCTTTCTTAACAGCTTTGAGGTCAGCGCTGGTAATCTTTTTCCGGGGCTTTGCCATAGCTGCAAGCCGCTTTTGCTTTGGGGAATACTTGGAATACGGCATCACTTCTTCCGCTTCTTTGCTGTCTTAGCTGATTGCTTAAAAGCCTTTGCAGTAGGCGCACCCTTGCTGCCTGGCTTTCTCATTTTCTCACCACTGCCAGCAGCTATACGCTTACGCTTGGCATGGATGTTTGCATATAGTCCACGTTTTGCTGGCATTACTTTCTCCTAAACTTGTCTACGCCCTTCAAACCTAGTCCTGCTAGTATAGTAACATATAAGATATTCTGATACCAATCAGGCAGCTCGTTTAGCCTGTCAAAGCCAGCTCTCACTATGCCTTCCATGCCGGGCACAAAGCTGAGTACGCAAGGCGTTAGTATAACGATTGTTATAATCTCGTCCTTCCAGCTATTTTGCGTAGACTCAGCCATGATTAGCTCCCACTTGCTGTCATGCTGGGCAGCAGTTTTCATAATCTCTGACTTAGCTTTTTCTTTCTCAACCTTGCCTTCAAGAAATGTCTGGGCAAGATTACCTACAACGCCTAGTAACTGTATCATTTTGCACTCGCATCATTTAATTGGGATGCCCTATGCCAACCACATCGCAGATAGCATTTGATATATCGCCCCATGCCGACATCCAACACAAGGATAGTTACTTCTCTAAGGTGGGTTAATTCCCACTCAGGTCAGTGGCTAAGCAACAAATCACCTGACCCTATCGCCCCTCTGCGTGACGATTAATCTCCTCTTTCCTTACTGGCTCAGTCAGCATAACGCCGTTCTCATCCACCAGAAAATAAACCTTCTCGCCCCGGAGCTGGCTATCGCTGTATGTGACCAGTCTTACTTCTCTTTCCCCAGCCATATCGCAAAGCTACCTGTCAAAGCCCCAACTACAACAGAGACAAAACCACTGGCCTCAACCGTGCGACCAGCAATGTCTAGCTCATACATATACCAGTCAGTCACCCTGTAAGCCATAATAATCATAGCAAGAAATGCCAGTCTAGGCATCACTTTCCATTCATCCATTATCGTTGCCATTAAGCAGTCTCCTTTAGGTACAGCACCCACCAAACTAAAAGCGCAAAGGCAAAGCTAACAAGTATCATAGCGCAGACGAGGATTGTAATCTCTATGGTTTTCCTTACCTTCCTACGCCTTGCTTCTTCTTCCTGTTGCCGTTGCTTTCTTATCTGCCCCTCTATTTTAACAAACTCATTCCATGCCCCAGGGTTTATAGACAGCATATAGAGCCGAAGCTCCTCGCGTTGCTGACGTATCTTGCGCACGGCAGCCCATGTTTCCATCGCCTCCTCTGCGACAGACTGGCCTTTCTTACGTTTGACTTTGTTATGTTTGGATTCAATTTCATGGCAAGCAGACATCCACCGGGAGATGTCTTGGTGCATGGACTCGATGTCTTTAGCAAAGGCTATGCCTTTCTTGACCGCAGCAAAGGCACTAGCAGCCAGGGCTATTGTGCCTGGGTCAATCATCGCTATTTATCCTTGTACAAGTTCCAGAGTTTCCAGCCTACATATACAATAGACATGATACCCAGCACCAACGCTATCCATTGGTTCATCGCTGGCAGCCAAAGTGGTGCGCTGATGCCCCCGGTGGCTATGGCTAGGTCGTTCTGGTTCATCTTACAATTCCTCTGGCCAGTCGTTGATAGGTGCGTTGCCAGTAGGATTGCCATCGCTATCTACTGGCGTATCATGCAAGGCTAGAAAAGCCGCATGAGAATTAACGGCATCAATCGCCGCCTCAATGGTGTTGGATGCAGTGCGCACAGCCGAACGGTAGGTCGTCACATCTGCTGGCACAGTGTAGTCAGCCACCTCTTGCGCCTTTACTACTTGCCAGTCTGTCGGTGCTAGTAGGTTGCCAGCACGTTCCTTGGTCAGGTTCTTCCAGACGCTCTTAAGCCCCAGCGTTACTAGCTGGTTGCCATCTGCGTCTAAGATAGGATTGTTGTCGGCATCCACCTCATTCACATCGTCCAAAGCCTTCGGGGTGTTGGCATCCCACCAGAAGCGGTTATCGTATGGTGCTGGGTCAGCTTCCCACACCAGCCCTGCGGCAGTTTTCTGCTCGTCTGACCAGCTACCCCAATTCGCTGGGTGCTGTATGCCATCATTATCCGTCCAAGCTCTACCAAGCCGGATAATCTTTTGCGAATATTTCCATGCCATGTTCTATCTCCGTTATCTGGCGTTGGCTGATTTGAATGGGGCTGATGCAAAGGCGAGGAATATGTATGTACCACCTGATGCGTTTATATTTGTATTTGTGCCTCTTAACTTTAAACCGTTGGATAAAAAATCAACATCTACCACAGAACCAGTAAATTCCGAATTAGATAAATTTGGGAACAAAACATTGTTTGCAACATTG